ACTTAGTAACACAACTATAAACTGTAAAGGAAGGTATGCACGATCTATCACTAAAAAACCCTGACGATATAAAAGCAGAACTGGACTCTTGTTCAGAAGAATTATCTAATTCATTATATGAATTTAGAAGATGCGAAGAATTTAAGAAGATTACATTTAGCCAAATCACTTTAACTAATAAAATGGAAAAGAACTGTTCAGTAGCAGAAGCTGAGAAGTGGGCTTATAGTGATGAGAGCTATAAAACTATTATTGAAGGTTTATTAGTAGCTGAAAAAAACTATTCTATTGCTAAAGGCAAGTATGCTAACTTACAAAGCTGGGTTGATCTTTATAGATCATGGCTTGTAACTCAAAGAGATTTGAGTAGATAAATGAATGATAAAAAATACATTGAAAACTTTAACCACGAGTCTTATGAAAATCGCACAAAGAATTATCTTAACATTAGTGAAGATCGTTTCGTTCAGTATTGCGTTAGTCGTGGCTTTTTGTGTAGGAAGCTTGGTCTTAATGCTGTTGATGATTCTAAATCTTTCGCTGAAAGTATTATTCCTATGTTTGCCAAACTCCCAACACTTATCAAAGCTTTCCCAGACTACTTCGTTTACGCACCTAAAGAAGCACATAAGCAAGAGCAGTTCTTTGTTGAATTAAAAAATGCTACCAATGGTGAAAATGGTAAAACTTTAGCTAAGATAAAAGTTAGAGATATTAAAAGATATACTTACTTTGAACAATCATTCACAAACTATCATACTAAGTTTACTATTTGCTTTCCGTTAGCAGATAAGATTATTTTTAAAAGTGTAGATCAAATATTAAAGCTACTGCCAAAGTCGCAATTAAAAAGCTTTCCCAATGATGGTATAGAATATTTTGAAGTGCAGTTAAATTAGTGAATATTGTTTGAAATATTGTCGTCATAATCCCACCAGTTAGCTTTTTCAACTTCGTAATCAACATGAGTAATTCTTAACTTCTTAACGTGCTTTAAGGAAGCTAAAAAAGAAGAACAGTTAGTAAAAGAATCGGTATCAAAGAACTTACAATAAGCTATATCTTCTTTAACATTATCTGTATTCACTCTTACAAAGCTTATAGAGTAAGTAACATAATAAAAATTACTTTGTGGTGTCTTTGTAATCATAATTATATTGTCCAACTTCATTCTCAGATGTTGTCCACTTAGGTTGATCTTCAACACTCCAAGTTCTAGTATTTACTAATCTGTTTATTAAAGGTGGTTCATTCCAATTAACTCCCATATTAGAATCAAATACTCTCATTCTATTATTGGGTTGAATAGCAAAGTTACCATTATCCATTTCTATAATATGCCCACATTTATGCTGATCTGGTTTACTTGCATAACCAAAATCTAATTCATTAAAATCACCTTCTGACCAATCTAAAGTAAATAAATATTTTCCTAGTTGTGGTGTCTTATCTCTTTGTAAGAATTGAACTTTAGAACCTGCTAATTGATGGAATGTTGTAACTGCTATATTGTAAGAAAAAGAATCCCATAAGCATAACTCTCCAAGAGGTTGCTCAGGCACTCCTTCATCTTGGCAGAAGGCAGATATAGGAGATCGCCACCAAATACCACCATCTTCCATTACAAAATTAAATAAAGGAACTTGCTTAGGAATACTTGTAACTCCGAATATTACGCACCAGAAATATTTATCGTGTGAATCTTTTTGATCTCTTAAATAATTACCTCTAACATAGCACTCTATTAAAGGTATATTAGCATTAAGGTACATTTATTTTAAATTTTTAATCTCTTTGATTCTCTTAATTCCATGCTTATCAGTTTCTATAATGGCTTCAACTTCTTTACATGACCATTTAGTAACATCATTAGTTCCATCACGTTCAACTTTACGTTTCTGTTCTAAGCAATCTGCGACATTTAATTTTGGGGAATAACCTTCTAGCTTACCATTCATATACATCAGTAAAGCAAATACTACTTCAAACATTACTTACCTCTTACTGTATCTAATTCTTTTTCTAGTTTATCTACTTTTTTTTCTAATTGATTAATTAGTACTTTGGTATGTACGTTTTCTTCTAGTTGTTTATTATGTTTTTCTATTGTTTTAGCTTGATACTCAATCAACATAAATAATTCTTGGTTCTTAGGAGTTTGATCTGCTTTTTTAAGTAAATCTTGAGCCATTAATTTTTCATTAGTCTCTATTCTATTTAATCTTTCAACGATTCCAAAATAAGTCCAAACAGCTACAACAATAGCAGATACAATAGCTACAATATTTTTAATTGGTAAAGATACCTGCGTTTGATCGCTTAACTTTAGACTATCCATTTTGATCTTCTTTTACATGAACTGGTCTTGTAGCAAGACTTCTAGCTATTGCTTCACCAGATCTGCCTAGTGTATAACCCGAAAGCCCACAGGTTAGTAAAGTCCACACATCTGAAGGTAATTCTACATCTGTTTTAACTTTTAACACTAAAAGAAATATTGGACTTAAAATATAATTCCAAAATATAATTGCAACTAGCAACCACATTAACGCAGGTCTCCAATTTGCCTGAATTGATGACCCCTTACTTTCTTGCAAAATTATACTTGCTGAAGCTTTCATTTCTTCAGTTCCTGATTTCATTAACTGGAGATTAACTTCAGCTTTTAATTTTTCAGCTAAATCTTTATCAGGAATAGATTTTTCTATTGTTTTAAAAACTGAACCTATGATCGGTGCAAAAGCACCTAAAGCTGGAATCATATTAATCTACTGCTGATATGTTAATTTCACCTGAACCACCACCATGATGAATAAAAGCTACCTTTTGACCAGAAACAAAAGAAAATATTTCTACATGATTTGCAGGTAACATTAAATCTTCTTCAGTAGCAGTTGGGTTAGCACCGAATTTAATATGACAATGTGATGTTGTTGATATTCTAATTAATCCTGACCCAGTTGTAATAGCTGATGATTGTGCTGATGAAGCACCAATATCATGTGTTTCTGACACATAATTTGGGTCTATTGTGGTTACTATGTAATTTGACATTAATAAGTTACTGATTCCATAGCTGTTACAGTCGCAGTTCCAGTCGTTACAGCTAATCCTAAAAGAGCAACTTTATCTCCACTTGCCATTTTAAAAAAAGAAGTTGAACCAGCAGGAAGTAATGTGTCAGCAGTTGTAGCAGTTGGTGTTGTGGCTATTTTCATATAACAAGCATTTGTTACTGCAATTCTAACAATGCCATTAGATGTTGTTACTGCATTTGTTGTTGCTACTGATGTGTTAGTTAAGCTGATTAATTGGCTTGAATATGTTGAATTATCTATTTCTTGTATCATGTTCTCTAAATGTTCCTTTTTATAGTGTTTAAACCCTCAAATTACCCCTATTTTTTAACAATTAGAGTTCTTATGGGATTATACTCGTTTTAAAGCCACAATGCCTTAAAAGTAGTTTAAATGATATTACTTACCTTTAGATGAATCTATCAGTAGTTCTATGTAGTGTTTAGCTTTTTCTAAGTCTGAAACACCACCCTTCTCTTTAAAACGTAGCACATACTTTATAATGTTTCCTTCTACAAATCCAATATTATTTTTAATGATAAACTCTACTGGGGAAATTTTATATTTAAGGTAGTGATTTCCACCAACTTGCTTTTTAAAAGACTTCATAATACCTCGTACACAGTTCTATTGTTGCTTTTAAATGCTCTAAGATACATTTTACGATTACCTGATGGTTTGTAAGAACAATGTACCCAACCAGAATTAGGTTCTTCAGCTTTCCAAAATTCAAGAATACATTGGTCATAATCTAAGTGATTAACTATCCAGTCAGAAACTTCTTTGTTAGGTATTCCTAAGATTTCAAAATCTACTGCTTCACCTTTGGTATGTTGTGAAGTTGCAGAACTTCCTATGGCTTTGCATAACTCAGGAGAACGATAGCCAGAAGTAATTGTAATTGGTTTGTCAAAGTGGTTTCTTACTGGCTCTAAAATAAACTGGCATACGTTTTGTAAATTAACTAAAACTTCATCAGTTGGAGTATTATCTATTTGTAATCTGATCGCACTATCAGAATAAGTTAATTCTCTTAAAGAAAAATTTAAACTAACTTGCCTATCCATTTGCCTTCTTTGTTAAGTACCATTGGCATTAGTCTTGGAGTAGAATCTACAATCATTCCACAACCCATTATAAATTTTGTTTTAAAGTTTTTAGAATAAGTAAATGCCATATTAGTTTGTTGGATTAAACAACCTACTTGCATAGCAAAGAATAGTGCATCAGGATTAGCCCAGTATTCTATTTTAAATTTAGAATGGAAGTGTCCTTGAACACAACTCATTCCATTGATCTGAGATACTTTAGTTACATCAGCAGATATTCCATGAGTAAAGAAACATCTTTGTTTATTAGGAAGTGTAAGAGTTAGATTATCTACCCAGTTCCATTTTTTAACATTTAAGAACTCGTTGTATTCTTTTAGATAACCTCTAGGGATTCCTGATTTAATTGCTCTACGATAAACTAAGCTAGAATGATTTGAGTCTAACAAAGTCATTTCAGGAAATATTGATTCTAATTCTTTTATAAAATCTTTTGCTCTTACAAGTTCATGTCCAGCAGAAGCAAGATCAGGGTTATGATCGTGGAATGATAATGCGTGGCAATCTATTTCATCGCCTATGTTTACGATTGTATCTGGTTTGTATTCCTTTTTAATTTCTTTTAGGAACTCAAATGAATCTTCTCTATGATATGGAATGTGTAAATCTGATATGACTAAGATTCTTTTATTCATAACTAACTGTTAGTTGTATTCGGCTTTTTAAGCAATACTTACTTAGCTAAAAATATTGTGATTAAAGCTAACGATAAAGCACCAAGCCCACAAAGGATAGACCAGAACAAAGACTCTACTTTTTTCTCCAGCTTATACACTGAACAACCTAGTATTTTGATTTCTCTTTTAATTCCTGTGATATGCCCTTTAAATGTAAGAGATTGAATCTCGTCTGTATTCTTTTTTGTCATTGTCTTTATCAGCACATTTGCAAGACTTCAAAAGACAACAACTGCCATCAGCTAATCTATAAATGCACATTAAATATTGTGCAGTCCTTTTATCAGACAATTAAGTTTAGATAAAGTTATTTGTTAAAAGTCTTTTGTATGTCCGAATAGAAGTCTTTATAAAACTTTTGAACATCTTTTAAATATGTTTCGTAGTTTTGTTTTAGTTCTTCGTATGTCGGTAGTTTAAATGTAAACATTTTATTCTCCGTTAGTTAGAGAAGTAATATATATTGCGTTGCAACATATTTCAAGACTACTTAATATTAAAATGTATTTTAATTGATTCTACCAAGTCGTTTATTCTATCTTCAAATCTCCAACCTAAATAAACTCCTAAGATAGTTCCTAGTATAAATGTAATCATATTATTCAGTAGGTGGGTTATCAATTACTTCACCATCTTCAGCAATCCACTTTTGAATAGCTTGGTAGTCTGTGTTTGCAGGGTCTAGGGGTATAGATTTTTGTATATTAGAATTTTGATAAGTTATTGTGTAACTTATAAAGTCTCCTTTAAAATAATTTTTTTTAATTGTATTAATCATTATTATAACTCCGCTTCAAATGCTACAAAACCACCATTATTTGCTGTGAAACAAGTACCAGATTGTCCAGCAGTACCACTAACATCTGTTGTATTAAGTAAAGACGCATTTGTTGTATATGACAAGCCTAATGTAAGACTATCAAAACCATCACTTGAATTATTTCTGTCTATATTATAAAATGTAACACCAGAACCTGAAACCAAAGTTGGGTTAGTTCTCATTTCAGTTGGAAAACTTAAATTAATTACTAATGTAGTTGTATTATAATAATTTCCCATTCCTATTGGTCTATTAACACCATTTCGTATTGAGTGTAGATAATAATACCTCTGACATCTACCTAAGCTAACATCAATAGGTAAGAACTCAAAATCAGTAGCACTTGTTCCAGCTTCTAATTGAACTCCTGTGATGTACCAAGTAGCACCACTAGTTCCAACAAGTGATGTTGCACCTGTTGCTGAAAAATAAAGATTACTAGACCAAGCACCTGCTGTACCTGAATAAGTTGAACCAACACCTAAACCAAATTCTATTCCTAAACCATAACCATTTGTTTTATTCCAAGTTCCTGATGTATCACCAGCAATTGTTATTGATTTTTTTTCCCAAGTATTTGATGTACTTATTGTATAAGTAAAAGGATAATTTCTGTCAGCAGAACCATTTCTTATTGCACCACCAAAAGTTCCTGTTAAACTTGAACGAACCCAAAAAGATAAAGTTATAGATTTAGCATTAGCAGTACCAAAATCTAAATCTGCAACATTATATCCTTCAATTCCTTGATTTGGAACAAAATAATCACTAGAGGTTATAGAATAAGCAGAACTAGATGTGTAACCTAAATAATAATTAAAACCTGCTGGTGGTGTAACTGCACCAGCATTTTGTTGTACAGTTAATTTACTTGATTGTGTGGTAAATATTTTCCATCTATCAACTGAAAAAACATTATCGTTTGCAGTAACACTAGCACCATTATTTCTTTGGTCAATCACCATATCTCCATTCCCAACTCTATTTCTAAATGCTGTTGGTGCATTAGTAAAAGATAAAACACCAGCACCACTTGTTGTTAATACTTGATTTGCAGTTCCATCAGTTGCAGGTAATGTAAAAGTTAAGTCAGCACTTACACTAGCAGGTGCTTTTAATGCTACATAGTTTGTTCCATTAGCAGTAGTCTCACGAAAACGAATTTCTTTTTGATTATCAATAATTAAATTAACAGTAGATGTAGAAGCTGAATCTGAAAGTGTTAAAACTGTTCCAGTAGCAGTAGTAGAGAGTCCAGTTATGGACACAGTTGAGTCTAACCAATTTACAGTATTAGCAGAATGGTCAAGTGTTGCTAAAGAGATGTCATCAGCACCATCATAATATTTTAAAGTTGGAGTTGTTGCTGATGTCGTATCAAGCCAAATTGTACCAGCAACAGCACCACTTGGTCTAGATGTTCCTGATTGAGAAGTGTTAATAGCTGATAGAGCATTGTTTAAGTCAGTTCTAAAAGAAGGGAACGACTGGTTAGCTATGTTAAAATCGTGTTGTGCCATAATCTATCTAATATCTTATTTAAAATCCTTTTGCAATATAATCAAAAGTTCTACTTACTCCAGTTCCACCACTATTCTTAAAGGCAATAT